TCCCAGCGTTAGGGTTAAATTGAGGGTCTGTTAGTAGTTTATTTATGTGTTTAATTGCTTCATTTCTTTCATCCATATCACCTAAGTAATATTTTTTGGCTCCTATTTTTACCATTAATGAAAATTCCTCGAAATAAATCATAAATGATGTTCCATTTAATAATCTAACTTCATAGGAAGGGGGAACAGTATTGGCTGCTTTTAGAGTATCAACATATCTAATTAAAGGATTTAATTTTAAATCATCTTTTAAAGCCGATACTATTTCTGCTGGTGCAGGATATTTTTCCTCCATTAAACGAGAAACTTCTTTTTTAATATATTCTTTAAGTTGTTTCATTATTTTTTGGTTGCTTTAGAAATAGCTTTTCTTCTGTTGGCTAAATATTTATCTGTTTTGTCTACTTTACCATCATTGTTGATGTCATCGTCTTCTTTTCCTACTGGATCTAATTTTTCGTCCATTACAGCATCTAGTTGAGCTAATTTTTCTTCTCCATCTAAATAGTGTTTAGCACCTACCAAATAATCTCTAGCTTTAATGATTTTCTTTTGCCACCAGTGTGGAAAATCTACTTCACCTTCCATATCATCGTACTTGTCTACCATTTTAAATAATTCAGTAGCATACTTAGCTATTCTGTAAAGGTCAGATTTTAGCATGTGTGGTTCATCATCTTGGTGACCTATATCTAGATCTTCGTCTATTCTTGTTACATTACCTTTTACTAAATAGTAAGTGCCTTTAGTAGGATGGGTAATTTTAGTATTTCTATCGACTTTTTTTTCTAATTCGGGATTTTTTATAATTCCTAAATCATTAACGTAAACATCTCCTGTTTGTGTGTTTTTAAGAGAAACTGCTTTTGGGACTTTTATGGTTTGTTGTTGTCCGTAATCTCCTGTTTTTGATATAAGTACATTTAAATTGTTAGGATCGTTTTGAACTAATTTAGTTTTTAATCTGATAGCGTCATTTTTGCTGATTTTATCTTTAAGAACTTGATACTCCCAACTATCCATGTCTGGATTTTGTTTTACAGCAGTATATAAAGGACTAGCAAGGCCTTGTTTTACCTTATTCATCCAATCATTTCTAAACAATCCTTTAAATGATTCTCCTGATTTTCGATCACCATAAAATGATTCCCCAGTAGATTTTAGAGTTACTTTAACTAGTTTTCTATCTTGATCTGTATTTTCGTCTACTTTATCTACTAGTTCTACGTCTACACCTTTTTTAGCTAATTTTTCAGCTTCAGCAGCGTCGTCTGTTTTGACTGATCCATTTTGTTCTTTAATATTATTTCTTAGATCATTCATAAACTTATTCATTGATATAGCTTGTTTTTGGTCTATATCTTTTAAATTTTCTGGAAACTCTATACCGTACATAGATTTAAATCTATTTTTCCAAAAATCAGGTGTACTAGAATTATTTACAGCGTTGAATACCTTTTCAAGTCTTTCAGGTTGAATTGCAAGTGTTTCTTCTTCTATTGTTTCTTGCAATTGAGCCATTTTAGACTTTACAATATTTTTAAATTCATTTGCGGCTTCAGAACCAAAGTTACCATCAACAACTCTAAACATTTTTCGATAATGTCTCATCATATCTTCAGCATATATTTTAGCATTTAATGATGGTGATTCGTTTTCATCTAAAGATTCAAATTGAGATGATTGTGTTCCTCCTTTTGGTGCTGTATAATCTTTTGCTAAATCATTAAACATTACCCACAAGTAAACATTACCATAAACACCCGCTGGAGATACATCTGTTATTTCGTAATCTTCTATGTATGTTTTATATTGGGTATATGTTTTAAGTGCTGCTGCTTTTGCTTTTGCTTTTGATCTTTCTATTTGGTCTGTTGTTTCTCTACCAAATAATGCTCCTGGTCCAGGTCCATTATAATGTGGGAATTTAATAATTGTTCCGCCTGTTCTTTTATCTAGATATGAAGAGATTTCATCAGTATCTGCATCATCAACAAGTTCATCATGATACACATCAGCAGCATATAACATTTCTCTAACTAAACTAAGAGTGTCTGGATCAAATGTTTTGGGTGTTTTAAATTCTGTTAGATTTTCGCTTACTACCTCTTGGATAGCTTCTTGTACTAGTTTTATAATGTCTTGCTTTTTCATATTAAAATTTTGTAAAACGTGTTCTATTAGGATTACCTATGGATTGTGTTTTTTCCATTCCACTCGTATGGTTTCCCATAGCACCGTATCCTACATTTTTATTTGCATAATTTTCTACTTCATCTTGGTCATCAGCAAAAGGTCTAGGAGAAGTAATATTATTGCCGTCTGTGGCGTTTCCACCACTGGCACCAGTACCAGTATATTCTCTGATTACTGACCTAATTAGTTCCCTTAGTTCCTTTTTCGTCATTTAATTCTTTTTTTAAATGTTCACGACGTGTTTTGGCAGCTTCTTTTACGTTTTTAGTAAATTCTTTTTTATCAATACCACCAACCCATCTTTCAATTACTCCATCTTCTGATACAAAGCTTGAGTTTGATGCGTTTATTGCGTCTAATAAATATGACTCCATTTCGTCTACTATGTCAAGTGAGTTTTTGTTTTTTAATTTTTTAATATAATCATTATACTCACCACGAATTCTTAACTTATGTTCGAATTCTATAACACAATCAAAACATTTTTTATGTATTTTATAGTTTGGTTTATCCAAACGTTTTTTCATTATTTTACCACAGTTAGGACAACTTAAGGGTGTAAATACTTCTTTTTTAATTACATCTAATTTTGATACTGTTTGTTTAATACCATTTTTTATTGTCCATGTTTTTCTACCTTCCGTCCAAACATCACCTTCTTTGTAATCTTCTGTTTTTTTATTGTAACCTATTTGTGTACCAGTTGATGCACCAGTTTTCCCTGTAATTAAATTACGGGCTCTTTGTACGTCTTTTCTTTTAAATTCTTTTTTTAACATAACTTTTTTTAACTTACATCCATAGCAGCATCGTGGTCTGCGTCGATTCCTTTTTCTTTTAATTGAGCTACTATTTTGTCTAATATTGACTCATCGTAGCTTCTTGGTATTTCCATATCAATACCTAATCCTTTAAGATATTTTGTTCCTTCTTCTCTGTCTAATCTTTTACCATCTACTTTCATTTTATAAAATCTAAAACCAGGATCTGTGTATGATATATCTACACTTTCGTTTATACTATGTAATTTATTATACCAAGCTTTATATTCAGGATCTCTGTCAAGATTAGCTGCTACCATATTTGATAATGCATCAAATCCTCCTTGATCAAAACGATCTAATTCAGCTTGGGCATCATCTGGATCTTCAACATATTTTAAAATAATGTTAAGTAATTCATCCATACTTTCATCGTCAAAAACTGTAGGTTGGTTTTCGTTTAGATATCCTAATTCGGATGCTATTTCTTTTAAATTTTCAAACATAGAATCATCATCTTCCATACCTGCCATTTTTTTAGCTCTTGCTGCGGGCATTAAATCTTCTGGTTCCATAAAAGTTCTTTTATCTTTACCAGAAATACTACGACCATAATCATCTGTATCCATCATCATGCTAACATAAGCTGCTTTTGGGTCTTCTGGTAATGTGTCTATTTTACCTTGTCTAACTAGACCCATAAAGTATAATTTAGCTTTTTGGTCTAATGATAATTCTTGTATTTTTTCCTTAAGTGATTTTTTTTCTTGAGCTTTATCAACATCTTTAACACTTTGAAGGCCGTTTAATCTTTTAGCTTCAGCATCTGCTCTTTCTTTAGTAGCAAAGTCAGTTACTATTTTATCACCATCCATTACTCGATAAGTATCGTTTGTTTTTGAATATTCTACTTTATATTTCATTTTTTATTTTTTTATTTTTTAAAAGTCTGAGGCCATTCCTCCTAATATAAATTTTCCAGTAATTTTAAAAGGAACTTTAGCTATGCTTTCATCCCTAATTACTACACCTTCGTGGTTTTCAACTGAACCCATAGGTGAATCTAATACTTTAAGTACTTCATCTCCTAATTTTTCAGTTGCAAGGTAAGTTACAAATCCATCTATAGCTTTTTTCTTGTCGGCTTCATTGTCAAATAAATCATCAACATTTTCGCCATTTAATATAGCAAGATAAACTTGTTTAGAAACAGCTCCAACTTTTTTTCTGTTAATAGTGCTGCTTCCTTCCTTGTATCCAACATTCATAAATATAAAATCATCTTTAGGAATAGAACTTACTGTATCTAACCATTGTGATAAGGATTTAGTTTCTGTTCCTTCACTTGATTCAACACTGTAGTTTTTTGATAGTGCTGAGCTAAAATTTGGTTTTTTCTTCATTTCAGTTGGCACTGAACCATATACTTCAAAATTTCTTTTTTTAGCTATTGGTTTTAGATTATTTAAGAGTGATTGAAGTGCATTTTTATCATAAGATATTTCAGAAGAAGAACGTTTAACTAGTGGTCCTTTTTTACCTTGTACTTCTTCCATTTTGACTTTATTTAAACCATGAATAGCTATAAAGTTAGAGCCATAATCTTGTACGTTAGTTTTTCCACTAACATATTCCATATTGAATAGTATGTTTGGATCATCCCAAGCACCTAATTTTTTAAGATCATTTTCAATTTTAGGTAAGGCTTCATTAAACATATCTAATACTTCTCCCCCTACTTTTACCATTCCATGGCCTTTTCCAAATCTATCTAATAAATCATCTTTTGTAATACCTTTAATATCGAGTTCTTTTTTAGAACCTCTATCCATTACAAACTGTTTTTTACCATCTATATCTACTAATCTAATAGATGAGTTAACACCATCTATTTTTACAGAACCCGGGTTTTTATCTAATGAATTTGCTGCTTTTTCAAATGTTGTTTTTAAATCTCTACCTGTTTTTACATTTGGTAGATCGAAAGGATGAGCCATATGTCCTGCTGCTCCTCCTTCAGTTAATAACATTTCGTTGATGATTTCTTTCCACCAGTTTTTAGTAAATGTATCTTCTTTTCTCATACGTTGTGTTTTTTTCTTAGATGCTTCTTTACGTTTTTTAATATAATCAAAAGCTGTTCTTAAACGTTTTTTAACATCTGGATCTTTAGCTCTATTTAAAGCTGCTCTTACTCTTTGATGGATTAAATTTATTACTTGAGATTGACGAGCGTGAGATTTACTTTTAAATGATTTTTTATTTAAAGTATCTACTATATCTTGCCTAGTTGAAAATTTAACACTTACTGTATCTGTGGGATCTTCGTCTGTATATAATCTTCTTCCTGATCCTTTTGGTTTTTTACCTGTACCTTTTTTAGGATCAGCTTCATTAATAGGTTCGTAAGCTGAGCCATAAGGGGCTGCTTTACCTTTATGTTTAGCTTGTGCTTTAGGATCTATGTTTTCTTTATTAGTTGTTGTTTTTAATGTTTTAGCTAAATTTAAGGCTTTAAGGTATTTTTTATTTTTTTCGCTCGGATTATCCATTTTTTTAATCCGTGAGATTTCTTTGTTGATTAAAGATAAAGGAATTTTTTCTCCGTCTTTAATTTTAAGTCTTTTTCTTACAGTACCTTGTTTTAGATTACCTTTTTTCTTACCCTTAGCAGCCATTTTTTCATAAGTGTCACCTTCTAAATAACCTTTCTTTTTAGCGTCTTTAGGGCTGTTTGTAAAAGTATCACTTGCTTGGTATCTTACTTTTTGTACTTGGTCTGCTTTATATGGTGGATAATTTTCGTTCTTTTTAGCCATTTTAGTTGCTGTAGCTATCTTAACTGATTTCCAATCTTTACCATAACGTTTTTTAAATTCTTTGTCTGGTAAACTTTGAGCTATTCTTTCCTCTTCAGCTGAAAGATCTCTTTCTAAGGATAGTTGGGGATTAGGTGTTTGGAAATCTTTTTTTCTTAAAATTGTTTTAGCTATTATCTTATCTGCTTGTTTTAAGAAAGGTATATTAAGGTTTGTTCTACTATCCGATGCTACTATTTCTTTATATTTTGATAAGAAATCAAATAAATCTTTTTTCTTTTTAGCTAAACGTTTAAAAAACCCAATTAATTCAGCATTTGATATTTCTTTATCATTACGGGGATCATTTAGTCTATTAAAAAAGTGATCTGAAGTTAAATCAACATCTACAGGATCTAATTGTTTGTCTGCGAAAGTATCTATAGCATCTAAATCTCCGGGGGATACTTTTTCATACATTTTTCTTGTTAAAGTACCTTTTAAATAATCAGGTACTTCCATGTATTGATCTCCTTGTTTAGCTGTGTCTTTTTTTAAGCGTTTAAGATTTTTAGCATGTTTTTTCTTTTCAGGTTCAGTCATCATGCCCATCATTAATTCTTCCATTTCCTGTTCTACTTCATACATTCTGCCATATATGCCTCCTCTTTTATATTTGTAAGAAGGTTCAATGTCATCTTTGGGACCAGGATCGTTTGATTTTGCAAAATCATAAAACTTATTTCTTGGATCATAAAAGTCTTCATTTAAAGAAGAAACTAATTCCCATGCTCTGTCTTTTTGTTCGTCTGTTAGGAATTCAGGGATATATTTTTGAAATGATTCTTTATCGCCATTTTTAATAAACTCTCTCATTTTAGTACCTGATACTCCTCCTGCTTGGGGTGGTACTAAAGTTGTTTCGAATTTGATACCTCTTGGTTCTGCAAATTTATAGATATTTTTAAAACGAGCATCATTTATATCCTTTTCGCCCATTCCTAAATAAATTGTAGATTCACCAGGTGCTTCTTTTTCTACAAAATCATATACATCTTGTACAGGAGAATTTGAATTTGAGGCTACTACTGTTATTTTTTGTGAATTTGAGTTAGGGTCATTTTTTAAGAAAAGATCCCATAATTGTAAAGATATTTCTCTTGTGATGCCATCTCTTTCTTTGGCTCCCACTTTTACTATTACGGTATCAGCGTCAGTATTTTCAGCTAACCATATAGCCATATTATAATGACCAGCATGAGGTGGTTTAAATCCTCCAGGTAAAAGTGCGATTCTTTCCATTAATTAACTATAGTTTGTTATAAATATAAACCTTTATGACAAGGCTAATTTTTTCTTTATCAATACAGAAGCTGTTAATTTGGTTGCTTTGTGTAGTAATTTTGTGAAAGCTTCAAAACCCAATTCAGATGGGTCTTTATCGCCCATTTCTATAAGGTAGACTTTTTTTCCATAACCCATAAGTGTTTCAGCGTGTTTAAAAGCATCCTTAAGAGCATCTTCATCCAAAGCAAGATATATTTTTTCAACATTTGATTCAATTATTTGTTTCATTAAAGAATCAGAAATTCGTTTACCAAATAAAGGAATCGCATTACGTTTTATGGCCATTGCATCAAACGCACCTTCGCATAAAATAATGGGTAAATCCCAGTTTATATACATTTCAAACCCAATTATATCCTTGGTACTGGAAGCGAGTTTATGTTTAATATATGCGTTTTTATCAAATGATCTACCAACATAATAATTTAAAAAACCATCTTTATCGTATGAAGGTATCACCACCATATTTCTTAAATCACCTTGTTCACAATAATGTAAATCATATTTAACTACATCTTGTTGTGTGATTCCTCTTTGATTTAAATAATGTAATGCATGTTTTGACAATATCGCTGAAGAGGACATTATAGGCGTTACACCCTGTGGTAATTGCAAAGAACCCGATGGGGCTTTAATGGTGGTTTGTTTTTTGAAACTGTATTGAGAATCAATGTCTTTTAAAAGTTCGTATGCTTTTGGTGATGCACTTACTGCTTTGAGTAGTTTGGATGCTCTGTGTCCTTTATATCCACAAACCCAACATTGGAATTTTTGTGTTGTTAAATTTAGGGTTAATTTTTTCTTATGGTGGTTGCAAGAAGGGCAACTAAATACAGCTTCTTCGCCTCCACGAGCTGATTTACTTTTACCTAAAACTGATTCTAATAATTGTCTTAATAGATCTTCCTTCATACTGTGAATATACGAAAGAAAATTAACTAAACAAAATCTCTATCGAAAAACTTACCTAAAATATTGTCATTAAGCCATTCATTCGATTCAATCACACCTAGCGTAAATTGATATTTACACTCCAAGTAAGTTAATTCTTTTTTATTATAGGCAATTTCTAATATCTCTCTTGAAAATTCATCTTCACCACCTGTTTTTAACATTTCTTTTATAAAATGGTGGGAGCCATAATATGTTTTCCAATCGCTTTCTTTTTGTACTCTGGTATGTGTGGGGGTTCTTCCCTTCTTACCGGCGTACTCTAAAAGTTCTTTTTTAGTAAGTTTTTTCTTACGATTGTACATTAGTGATTTTTTACCAATGTATTTTTTACCTGTGATGTGGGTTGTTTTGTAGACAAAACCGTATGCGTTTTCAGGCAAATCAGCGATATCGTTGATTTCCTTTTCTTTATAAAACCATTTCATATTTTAGTGTATTAAATATTTTTTATGTATCCCAACGAACTATAAAAGTGGTATCTGTTTCGTTGGATGTTCTAATAGGTTGGCCTAGTTTACCTACTACTAATAACTCATTATTTTCATTGTATAAACCAATTGTTGTAACATAGGGTCTAAATAAAGAACCTGTTGCAAAATCTGCTAATTCATCTGAATCTTTAGATTTAATTTTTCTTGCTGATATGTTTAGAGTATCATTAAATTCATGTTCATCTACTGTACATTGATACTCATTTTCATAAATTAAATGAGAACCTTGGAATTGTAGGGTGTTAATTATCCCATCTCCTGTTGTATCTAAAGCAGATATGTAGTTAGGGTGTGTTATAGTTACAAAACCATTTTGATAAAAAACATTTCCTATGTAGGGAGAGCCATTACTACTACTATAATGGTTTAATATTTGGGTGTCACTTAAAGCTTCTTCATATATATTTATTTGACTTAAGGATCCAGATAAAAACTTAGAATTTCCACCTTTATTACCTATGTAAATATTAGCTTGATTTTGTGTTTGATCAACTGTATTATCTGTGCCAGATGTTAGTGATATACCATTTTTAAATATAGCCATTGTACCATCTTGTACTCTACAAGTAAAATGGGTCATTGTTTCTAAAGTAAAAGTACCATTTATAGTTGTGGTTATATTTCCATCAGATCTACTAAAATATATATTATTACCTATTGCATATACTTCAAAGGGGAATTGTGGTTCGGCAAAGGTGTCTTTAGGTTGAAGAGAACCAGTTGCACTAGTAGAATATCTTCCTGATTTTCCTTCATTGGGTGTAGCTACAACTGTTTTTGTAGTTGATTTAGATATTAAATAAGATGTTTCATCTGATGAGTGTGATACTAGGGCATTTAAGGTTATTGTGAAATTATCTCCAGGATTAAAATTAAATTTATCATCATGTCCTACTTTGACTTCTGAGGTAGAGCCATTAAAATCAACTCCTGGAAAATTACCCCCAAATAATGTTTTTTCGGAAAAATTAACATTCTTATATTTAATTAGGTTAAAATAGTAACTATCATCAAATTCGTCCCCAAAATCTGGTGTTGAATATGAAGATAATTTATTTACTCTAGGTTGACCATCTCTATAAAAAACACTATTTTCATATCCGTTAAATGAAACATATCCATCTATAGTATTTAAATCGTATCTTTTAAAACCATTTATAGGACCTATATTTAAAACATTAGCTCTAAAATCTGTAACATAGTTATCTGTATTGGTTCCACTAATTATTAGGTTTCCTCTACTGTCATCTGTGATTTCATAATTGCTAGAGGATATATATAGGGTTCCGGGTTTTATTTCATGCCCATATAAACCTGTGGGGATTGATAATGTATTTGCTTGTTTGTATAGTGTTCTTTTCTGGTACACATAATGTGTATTACCAAATTTATTAGAAATATCTCTTTTAAAATTACGGTAGAAAAGATGGTCTAGTTGGTTATATTTTATTGTGTTTATTGTATCACCCCCATAAACAGCACTAGCTGAACTATATAAAGAAATAGATTCAGATGTCCATGAAACACTATAGTAATTTATTGAATTAGAAGCTGCTGAAGCAGATGTAAAGTCATATTGTTTATGAGCGTTAAATGGGACTACTGCATAGTCTTGGGCTGTGAATTTTTTGTATACAGACATTCAAATGACATTTTAGTAGTCTAATTTTACTCTAATAAGTGCTTCTTTTGTAAAGTCTTTAGTAACTGGTTGGCTTAATTTTGCTACTGCTACTAAGTCTCCACTATCATTATATAAACCAATAGTTGTAATATAAGTTGTTGGGTTATCTATAAATGAATCTATGTTTACATTCCCATTAATATCTACAAATGAGGGGTTGGTTGTATAATTAAATTCTCCATTTTTAGCTCTTGCAAAATAAAATTGTGAGCTTACCTTTTCTTCACTATCTAATATAAAATACCCACCTCCAGATATGTGATTAAATAATTTTTGGTGGTTATTATTAGCTGTGTTTTGTGATGTTCCTGGTACTAAACCATCAATATAATGATCAACAGCTGCAGGATTTAATATTATAAAACCTGCGTCTGGGTAAAATAAACCATATGATCCACTATTTGTTACCTGGGTCAAATTAGAACCTAACCTAACACCTAAAGAACCAGATACAATATTAAATTGTCTACCAATATTTGTTATGGTTGAGGACCCTGTTTGTGTTAAACTATCATCTGTTAAGTGTAAGGTTGTAAGGGTACTAGAACCTGATAGTCTTAAATCTAGGGTTCCTGGTTTTAAATTATGTTTATATCTAGCTCTATTTACATTAATTACATAAATATCATCAGGTGTATAGTCATTAAATGTAAAGTTTGAAGCTTCATCCCCAAATACTAATTGGCGATATTGATTATAAATATTTTTTGATGGACTATTTCCATAAGCACCTACATCATTTGTAAAATCTAATGAACCAGATCCATTTTTATGACCATAAGCTACAGCGTATTGTACACTTTGAGTTGTAGCTAAATGATATACTTCTATATAATGGGCCCCAGAACTTGTAGCTGATCCCAATAATGCTTGTGCTGAAGAAGTATATGCTACTTGTAGGTTATTTGTGTTATCTGACCAAGTAGATGTTACAACTTTTTGTACATCATTTACTATATCTTCTTGATCGAATCTAATTAGTCCTGCCATTGGTTTTTGTTTTTTATCTTAATGTAATACCAGTTTCTCCTTGAGCCGTAGATTGGGCTATTACTTCTTTAGAAATTTCAACCGGAATAGTTACTCTAGCTCCTGTGTCTTTTCCTTCAAGGGTTAATGTTGTTAATAATTTTGTATTTGTTCCAAATAGTGAAGTACTATTGATAGCAGTTAAACTAAAACCATTACCTACTACTGTTTCACTTACAGCCGTTGAAGTATATGGTCTAATAGTTGATTGCTGTTCTGCTTGGTCAGCTGCTAAGCCTGTTCCTCTAAAAGAAGTTAATAAACGTCTATCTGCAATTGTTGCAGTATATCCACTTGGTTCTGCTTGGTTTGTAATCCCATTAAAATTAAGTGTAGTTGGAAGAACGTTTGTAGTAGCTCCTATAGTTAAAGTAATTTTAGATATATTAGCGGTTACAATAGGTAGTTTAGAAGTACCCCTATTAAGGGTGATTAATTTATGCCTCATAATGTTATTTTCATCAGGTATAGCCTCAATAAGGGGCATATTTTCTATTGCTTCACCTGAATACTGAGAACCATTAGGATGATTTTCATTGAATAAAGTATAATCGATTTCATCATCACCTAATGCAAATTGTGTAATTCTAAAAGAACCATCATTTCTTGATAGTAATTCACGACCTCTTTTTGTTAGTATCGCATCTACTGTTATTGAGCTATTATCTAAGTATCCCATTGTTGATTTGTTTTGTTATAAATATATATGTTTTTAAAAAATATTATCTTCTTGGTGATTGGTTTTTAAATTTAGTTGTTTTATCAATTAACCCAGCTTTTTCTAAATAATATTCTATGTTATTTTTTACTTTAGGGTGACAATCTTGTGGTATTAATACAAAACCAGAATCACCTAAACCTTCGTCTAATTCACTTTCTTTATTTAAATCTACTACTAATGTGGGTTCATCTCTTAATACACTTAATTGGTGACTAGAGAATGGGTAGAAATAAGCAGCCTCTACAGTTCTAGATTGGGTGGTTGTTCCTAATACTGAATCATTTACTTGATAGTCGTATGTTCTTGTTACACTTATAGAAGAAGTGATTGTTGATTGCCAATATCTTCTAGAATTTATCTCTGTGATTGTTATAAAACCATTATACTGGTGGCTATTTCTAACTGAAGATCCTACAGCTAAAGATTCAGATGTTTGTTGAAAAACATTAGCTGGGTTACTAACTCTATTATACCCCGTTTGGAAAGAGCCAGTTGAAGAATCATATCCTTGGGCAACATGGGGGTATGTTATTTCCATTGTTGCTATGGATTCTTGTTTATTATTAGGGAGGCCATACTCTCCTTTCATAAACGTAACGTAGAATTTATTACTACGTTTTGCCATTTCCCAATAAACTATATCATCATAAAAAGCTTTTAGGCTTCCCCCCGATTTTAAGGGTCTATAGTTACTTATTCTTCCTACTGCCATGTTTTTATTTTATTGATTCTTTAATTTATCTATTTGTATCTTCTACTTGATTTGCATTAATAGGTCGTATATCGAAGAAACCACCTGCCGAAGCTGATGCGGGGATTAAATTGATCCCCAAAGTAGTTAAATCTACATCCCCTGAATACTCGTTTAATTCACTAGGTAAACTTCCTACAAATTGAATTGAATTAGTATCGAATAAAGATCTACTTACATCTGCTGTAGTTCCATACCCAAATAAACCAGGTCCTTCTAAACTAGCTGTGTAAGATTCAGATACATTAGCTATATTATTTTTTATACCAAATCCACCAAATACTCCATCTTCAAAACCATCATCATTAGCTGTGTATTCATAAAGTTTCATAAATGAACCTCTATTAAATTTTATAAAGTGAGATGTCTTAAGTGAATGTTTGATTGTTTTATCTATTAATCTTATATTGACTTCAGATCCTTCAGGAAAATCTCTTGTTATATATCTTTTAAATGCTCTTTCTTCGCCCGTTGTATTAGTGGTAACCTCTACAATACTTTGTCTATTTATTATTTCTACTTCGTCTGTTTCTACGTTAATAAGTAAAATTCTATCTATAGTTAAGTAGCTATGCCCATTTATACTTACTCGAGAAGGATCTTCTTGGTTACCCCCAATAATTGTAGTTCCTATATATAAAGCTGCTATTTTATTTTCTATAACGGGGTTTTTACCATAGGTAGTATCTCCTTCAGTATATACATTTATACTATTTCCAATCAATTTGGATCCTTCGTATCTTGAATTTTTCCACCCTGCTTGATCTAAAAGAGCGTCATCAAATTCTACGTCAAAACTTTGTGTGAATGCCATATTTTAATAGTCTAATTCTTTTCCTTTATCTAAACTGCGATAATACCTACGTGACAATTTTCCTTTAGTAGCGTTTCCTAAAAGAGTATTTGATTTTCTTACTCCAGTTCCGGGTGTAATAGGCGCTTGAGCTATATTTTGAACTTCATCTAATATATAACCACTTACGTCAATAGTTGTGTTGGTTCCTTTTTCTAATCTTTTACCATCACTACCTGTAGTAGGTGATAAATTGTTTGTTGTAACAACAGAAGAATCAGATAAAGTAAATGCTCTTTCAGGATCAACTTGAAAATCGATTGTTTGGTATGATCCTTGAGTCATTGTAGTGCCATAATCAACTACAGGTAATTCTCTTGCAAATTTGCTTCTTTCTAAATAATGTGGTTCAATTAATAAACCTGTTTTTAGATTTGCTTTAAAAGGAACAAATTGTTCAACTATTTTAAATAATGTATGATCTATATATTGGATTGTTTTTATATAATCCCAATAATTATATCTTTTGTTTACTCTTTTAAAGTATATATCTTTTAGTGTTTTTAAGTCTTCATAGTTTGAAGCTGTTTGGGTTGAAGGTAAAGGTGAACCTATATAATCATCTAACCTAAAAGCACCTAATTGGTAGATTATATCTTCATTTATTTCGTTAGTTGGAGAAAAGAATACACCTAAATCTTCATAATCTGGTGGTTGTCTATCTAACATAGAGTCTTCTGATCTTATAGTAGTAGATAAAATATTATCATCTATAGTACCTGTATCTATTCTGACTTTTTCACTTGTAGTAGAAATACCAACAGTATCAGGGGTAGGTAAGTAGTGATTTTCTATTATTTCTTCCCATAAGGTAGTTGTATTAGAAGCTGCTATATTATTTGTTGTGTTAATAGAAGTATCAGGTATATGGTTTTCAAGAGTTTCTACATCTGTACTTCCTAAAGGATATCTAATTACTACATTACTAAAAGAAGAAGAAATTGTATTACCAGCATACATAAAGGGTTCAAGTGAATGTTTTGTAAGGGTTGCGTCTGTTAAGATTTCTCCCCAGTTAGCTTTTAATTCTTGAACTGATCCTTCATATCCATTAGTTCCTGCGAATATATAATCTGCTGCTGTTTTATTAAAGTTATTTGCAAAAGTATTTGCACCCCATGTATTTGTATATTTAGATGTATTTTTTAAGTGGTTAGTTTGGTAAGCTCCAAAATCAACATTTGTCCCTGTTCCCATTAAATGCAGGTTCCAAAAATCTCCATTATATAAAGGGAAATAACTAGTAGATGCTCTAACTGTTCCATTTTGTTCTAAGTTTATTCTACCATAAGTTGAAGCATCATTACTAGAACTTATATCATTACCTGTGTATTTGTCTAATACTAATTGTAAACCATTAGCATCAGCTGCTGTGTCGCCTAAACTTAAAGCTATACCTTCATTACCTTTTATAGGTTTAATTCTTAATTCTATTGATATAGATGTAGGAGTAAAACTCACTACTGTGTTTTTGTATTCAACTCTAGCCATATAATCATCAGTGCTTACTACACCATCTGATTTTAGTGCTAAACTTGATTTTTCATATGTGAATGTTTTATATGTATCTGCTATATCTAAGTCTTTTAAAGGACCCGTTGTTGGGGTAGAACCCGCATATTCTTTTACGTTTAATATGGTTGATGGTACACCATAACAACTCATAAGAGCTCTTAATCCTCTTTCTGTTCCTTTTGTTTTTAAAAGATATGGTGCATTATGATATAAACGTTTCCAGACTTCTTTTGTAATATCTTGTTTTGGAATTGAACCTGCATTTGAAGCAGTTACTAATGTTTGGGTGGAGGGGGCATCATAAAATGTACTACTACCTGTTCCATGACCTAAAATATATTCTATTAGGTTTGAATTTTCAAATTGATCAAAAGTGTCTATTCCTAAACTTTTAAGTTGGAAATAAACTAAATCTTTTGAAATACCTCTTGTGTGATGTGTATCTTGTGTATCTGTTATTGCTTTTATATGTGTCCAAACAGTATCAAAATGGTGCCCAATCATGTGGACAAATGTTTGATAAAAATCATTGTCTGGGTTATCTACTATATGATTAGGTACTAAACGAATTAAAGCATATTCGTTTTGTTTATCATATAAGGAAGCAGATAATAATTGACCACCATAATTTGGGAAAGATGATCTTTCATCTCCTAACCAAGTTTTAGCTTGAGAAGAGGTTACAGAATATAAAGTATAGGGATATGATGTATTTGATTTTGGCCATGTAAAACTACTACCTGAAGTAAAATATAGGAATTGTTCATACCCATCAAGACCCTTTATTAATTTTTCTTTTTTACTATTTATATCTTCTTTATTAGTTAATACAAAAGAAGAAGCTGAAGTATCACCTGTGATAGAATTTATATTGGATATTTGAGAATCATACAATTCTATTAATTCTACTTTATATGCGAAATTTTTTAATCTCTCTACAGCACTACCAAAGTGTACAAAACTTTCAAAATGGTAAGCTACATCAGTGCTTTCGGTACTTGATGAAACTGATCTTATGTAATCGTATTGTATTTCAGGTACTTCTCTGTTTTCAAGTTGATTTAAAAGGTTTTGATATGAGGAAGTTAAACTGTATTCTAATACTTGATTATAATTTTTGTATGCAGAAGGAACACTATTATTTAATCTAATATCAATTTTAAAATTAGGTCCTTGTAGTGGTATACTATTATCTGTTATTTCTATTTCCCCCAAATCTACTGTTAGTGATATTGGGTCTGATATTTCTTCTGCTACTGCAAAAGTATCTCTTGTAGAAATTGATGAAGGTAGAGGATCTAATAATTTTATTAATATCTCATGTTTAGAAGGATTAGTATTTAATAATATATTTACTCCTAATGGATTTACGTTTTCCCCAAAATTTAAAACAAAATCTTTAAAATATAAAGAACTTTCAATCTCAGCTATAAAACTTTTTACAGCGGTATCAAATGATTCATTATTAATGTTATTTGCTACTGCTCTTATTTCTCTCCTAGTTGTGGATATTTCTGTTATTGTAAAAGATGGAGATGTAGTATTGAATATTTTTCTTCTTTGAATATTAAACGCTAATCTATATTTGCCTGTTGAGTATCCATAAGATCTTAAAACTTCTACAGGATCCATATTAATCTCAGAAGTTAGGGATTGGAGATCAACTGAATCAGAAGAAATATTGTATTGAGTGAAATTTTGTTCTGAAAATAATTTTTGATTATTAGTATTATAAATGTGTAATTCTATATAATCCTCTGGTCTACCAAATTTCCTTGATATATCTCTTGATGTAACTTGATCATTTAAGATAAGTTTTTTTTCTGTTGATATGTTAGTTACTTCTGCCATTATCTTACTGATCTATTTTGTGAAGAAGGTGCTTGTTGTATATTACTAATATTAGAGTTTTGTCTAAGATCTCTTACTCGTGCTTGACCTATATTTCTTACGGCTTCTTTATCTTCTATTATAGCTTTTAATTCGGCTAACTGTCCTGCGTTTACTCTTACATTTTGTAAAGATGTTCTTGTATCTATAAAATTAGTTTGTTGTACCGGAACTATTTCTTCAAAATCGCTTAAATCTGAAAGAGATCTTATAGTTTTTCCTCTTCCTATTTCATTTGGTGTAGAGGCGTCTACTTCTGTGTATGGTTTAGGGGTAGCATCTGGATCTAATCCTTGTGCTTTAGCCATTTTTCTATAAAGTGTTTCGTTTCTGATTGGTCTTGCTTTTCCTTCTTGCATATAGAAAATAGTAGTATTAGGAGTACGTAAAAATGTTCCATTTCTAAAAAATAGGTGTTCTTTAGTATCGCTAATTTGAATCAACTGTTCTTCTAATTCTATAATCCTATCCAATAAACTATCTATTTGTTCATCTTTAGGATCAACAAAATCTTGAACGTAATCTGTGCTTTGAACTATTAAAGTAGTATGTGATTGATCTCCTTCTTTTGGTATATCGTAAAATAATTCATTATATAGTTGGAAGAGTTTTTCAACATTAATTGGATCTTTTGACCTTAATAGCTCAGAAAAAGAACGATCAATTACATCATTAGCTGATTTAGCCCCATAGACTTTTTTATTTATTTTTACATTTTCTTGAGCCATTATCTAACTACTTTAAAGTGATATTTGTTATCATATATAGTTGTTCCTTCGTTGTTTGTATGTTTGAATAAAACTCTATAGTATCTTTCAGGTTGTAAACCCTTCATAAATATTTTAAAGTACATACCATCGTTGTCAGCACTTAATTTTGTAAATGTAGTATCAAATGGTATTATTTCTTCTTCTGTGTGTGCATCTCTTACACTATAATAAGAAGCTGTCGTAAAATATCCTGGGTTTAGGTAATTTGATGATGATGCGAATTGTCTAGCTGGGTATTTGTCTCTTACATGTATTCTAAAAGTTGCTTCATCATTCTGATTGTATTCTTCTTTATTTCTATATAATGAAACACTTAATTCACCATTTTGTTTTGCAGATGATTGTTTAGCATGTGAGCTATCGTCCCATTTAAAAACTAATCTTGGTGGGTAAATTGTATGGGTATCTACTGAGAAATATTTCATTTCACCAAAACTATTAGATGTATTTGTTTCTATAGTATCAGGTTGTTTTATAATAAACCCATTATTTTCTATACCTGTTGGGTACGTTTGTGATGCTAATAAACTTGATGAATATTTTTGAACTATAGCAGTTACATCTATATTTGTATCTAGATTATCCCCACGCAAAAATTGTTGAGTACCTTGAAAATTACTACCAGTATACCAAACTCCACCACCCTCGGTGATTCCAATAGCATCTATTGAGCCCGTGGATCCATTTCCAAAACTTGAAGTTGACCAACTTGTTTTATCTATATCATTATCTCTATACTCCCAACTTACACCATTTGAACTTGTGGGGATATTAGAAAATCTTCCTGTTCCTTCACTCCATGATTGTGAAACTGCATATACTTCTAAATTTAGTGTTGATGATAGGTTTTTATGTTCAGTTGATAATAATTGTAAATTTACACGTGAAGTAGCATTATTAAAAATAGAATGTCCTATTTTATTTGATATTACATCCGTTATTTCTTCATTTTTAAATTTGATTAAAACCCTTGATGGGTAATATCTTTGATCTGAACTTCCTTTTTCTTTTACAATTTCAAGAATTTCATCACCACCAGTATTCATTGTAGTTCTATCTGGGTGACTATATATTGTAGCGTCCTTTTCTGGAAATAAAAAATAATATGCCATTTTAGTATGTTGTTACTCTTCCTTTAATATCTGTGTTTGGGTATTTTAGCTCAAAAATACTTGGATCTAACGAAGGATATACTACTTTATTCTTAGTTGCTTGTGTAAAGTCATATTTGTATTGTGAATATCCTAATGCTGTTCCACTTTTGTTGATTAATTCTATTTTTTCTACTGTTTGTACTCCTTTAACTCCTCCTATTAGATTTTCAATTTCTGAAATGATGATAGGTTGATTTACTTGCCATTTATCTACATTAAAATAATCTTGAAGTTCTGCTATACATTCTAATATAACTTCTTCATTATTATAATTTCTAAATGCAGTGATTTCAAAATCAAGAGAAAAATTAATTACAAATGCGTCTTTAATATTAATAGAATCAGTTAACATTCTATACTGTTCTAGATATGTAGATAGATTTGTTTTTGTAGCTGTATTTAGAGTTGTTAGGTTTTTATTTGAATCATAACCCAATGTGTATAAATTTAAAGCTAAAGGATTAGGAATACGATTTGGTTCTGTTGTTAGAGGTGAAATTTGATCATCTTGGGTAATATAAGCTTTAGCTACTCTACCAAAACGAGCGGGCATTGATAAAGTTCTAACTAAATAGTCATCTTTAGTTACAGTTCTTTGTTGTGCACCAAAATTAGCTATTGTATTTTGTCTTATTTCTTCTACTGAATCACCTGCTCCTCCACCTTTTGCGGCTTCTGGGTTTGTAGATGATACTGAACTTTTTATAAAATTCAACATTGAACCATTTAAATTAGGTTTATTAACCGTAGTTATGGTTCCTATTTTTGTAATTGTATTTGAATTTACATTAGACTCTAAACCACCACCTGTAACGTATGTTACAGTTAATGTTGTGTTTGCTGGTACTTGTCCGTATGCTTTAGTGTATAAAAAGTTTGATGGGTCATAAGCTACATCTAGTTTATTTCTTCCATCTTTAATTCCTAAACCTATATTATCTGGATTTGGTATAATATCTTCGTCAGCTTTATCACTTACTCCTGATCCAAATTGGATTTCAAGTTGATTGTTGGTTTTAAATCTAGATATAAATCTACGTGGTGTTCTTTTAACTTTTAGTAAATAAGGGGTTTGTTGATTAAAACCATATAGTTCAGGATCATTAGCTGCTGTATTTTCTATTTCTTCAAAAGTAGTATCTTGAGCTAAATATGGTACTTCGGTCCAATTATTACCTTCAGAGTCTATAATTGATTCTATAGAAATAACATTTGTATCAAATAATGTTAATGTTTTAAATCTTTCAGCACTACCAATAGAAAATGTTTGTGTTTTAGTTTCTCCAGATATAGCTTTAACTGATTTTTTTAATAAATAATATTCAGGGTTATTTGAACCATCAAATTGGTATACACTTACTGTTGTAGGGTCGAATGAAGATGAAAAATCAAAACTTACTTTTCTGTCTGTATAAAATTTAGGACCCTCAGTTGATTCAAAAATAGAATTAGCTTCTATATCTAATGCGTAATTAAAATCAGGTTTATAATCTCCACTTACTAAAATAGATGGTACTAATTGAAATAAATCAAGATCAACAGAAGCAGCAGTTGTTACTTTAGGTTTATAACCCATAGCATACGCTAAATTGTATAGGTTTTCTTTTTCTTGTGCTAATGTTAAAAATGATTCTCTTAATTGTGTATCTGTGTAAAAAGATAAAACATCACCTACATACGATGCTATTTCTAAAAACATCATTCCAGGATTACCTTCACTAAAATCATTAAAGTTATTAGGAAAATATACTTCAGCAAATTCTATTAATTGGTTTTTAAAAGAGTTATAATCCTTGTTTAGGTACTTAACATCTTTATCTTGTGTTTTATTTGATACTTTATTGTAAGCCATTAGTTAAAGTTTAATTGTATAGCATCATTAGTTCCATCTAAATTAAATCTATATGTTATTGTTATAAATAATTTATGTTCATCATCTTCAAATTTTACAGATGTGTCTATTAAAGATATTTCTGGGATATAAAATACAATTTGGTTATTTATTCTTTCATTTAATTCTTCTGTATTTATACCTTGTTCAAATAATAATTTTTTTAGACCTACGCCAAAATTTGGTTCATTAACTCTTTCACCCGCTTCTGTAAGAAGTAAATTTATTAAATTGCTTTTTACTTGTTCTTTTACAGTTTGGGTTCCTTTAAAAATATTAACTTCATCCAAAGGAAACGCTACCCCTATCCTAACATTTTTATTAGAATCTAATGGGTTTATTCTACGTACTCCTTGAATTAATGGCATATTTTATAGTCCTTTTTTCTTATTAATTGCTTTCATTAAACCACTATAATCTCTTGTTACAGCATTAGCTACTGATTCAGGCATTCCTGTTGTATCCATGTGGGTAACCCCTCCTGTTGTAAAAGGTTGTGATAAACTTACGGGTGCTTGGGCTGTTTGGGTGTTTGTATTTCCCATAGCTGTTTCATTTAATAAATCATTTAAAGTATTATCACCTACAAAATTTTGTTTTTGCATAATAGGTTTTTTACCCATGATTTTTTCTTTTAAAGATGATTGTTGTGGAACTTCAACTTTTCTTTCAGTGTGTTCTACTATAGATGGTTTAAGTTCATCACGTAAGTCTTCTTTAAGTGATTTAATTTCTCTACGTAACGCATAATCGATTTCTTCTCTAACTACTTTTCTAATTAGATCTTCAAAAGTTTTTGCTTTCATAATGTTAATTGTTGTTTGTTAATAAATATAAATAAATTCTAGATTTTAAAACGTCTATATCCTATTTGTTGGAAATTAGCGTTATATATTTTTTCTATTACTTCATCCTTTCCTTGAAGCTGTAGTTCATTAATGATTCCTGTGTATAAACTACCTAAACCATCAAGTGTGTTTTGATTTAGGGTTCCATCTGGGTTTAATAAATCAGATTCTGATAGATTACCTTCAACTATATTCCCTTCTGAATCTGTTATTTCGTCTCCTCCTATATTACATTTTTGTAGATATTGTAAATAAGATAATTCTAATAATGTTAATAGAAAATTAATAAAATTAATTAAAGTTACTAATGCTACTATAGCTGCTGGTACTATAATAAGTACAGCCAGTGCTTTTTTCCTATATTTTGATGTAGATTTACCCAATGCTTTAACAGCACTATCAAAAAATTTAATTTTTACCCTTGCTTTATCTATTAAATCTAATAATTTGGGAATAGGTGCCCCTGGTATAGCGAGTGATGCTGTTAGAGCTAATATAAGTACTTTAGCTATTCGAATAATTGTATTTAATAATATTAATAAAGATTCTATTTTAGTGATTATTCCTCCTTCTTCATCAACTATTTTGTTTAATTTTTCTTGTATTTTATCTAATTTATCTTTACCCCGGGATACTTGATTTTTTAATCTATTTATTTTATTTTTTAATTTATTATAATTGGCTGTGAGTTTTTGTTCTGTTTGTGGGCTACAAACATTAGATTTAAATTGTTGCTTTATCTGTTCTTCAGTTGGTAGTTGTTCTTTTACCTTTCCTACTTGTTTATTAGATTGTTCCCTTAGCTCATTTTTAGCTTCAAATATTTTTTTATCTATGCCATTCTCTAGTAAAGATTGTATTGCTGCTACTGCCATTTTATGCTAATTTATTTATTTTACTTTTGATATCTTCTATTTGATTCTTTAATTGAACTATTTCAGCTCGTCTTGTACCTAATAACCCATCGTTAGCTGGGTTGGGGGCTGTTGGAGTACCTGGGGCACCTGTTATAAATGATACTTTGTAAATCATATCGTCCATTAAACCATCTATTACATCTAATATATCAGATAATAATTGTCCTGTTTTATCTCCTAAAAGAACAGGTTCTGTAGGTAAATTTCCATTTGTTTGTAAACCTAAATAGATATTAGGGGAATTGATTACTAATTTGCTTTCTTTGTTTTCACTTGTATCAAAATGAATACTTCCATTTGTACTAAATCCAATAGCTTTATCTGAAAATAAAAGGATAGAATCCTCCTTAGCATTAAATAATAATCTATCAGAATTTATTATTACTTGCTTTCCTTGATAAGTGGATGGTGATTTTGGTACGTATGCCATTTTATACTTGTTTTGCTTCTGTTATTCCATCTTGATAGACTCCTCTTCTTTCCCCACCATATAAATTATGAATTTCATCTCTTGTAGAAGCTAATGTTGTTCTTTTTGAGTTAATTATTTGGTAAGATACATGAATCCACGAGTTTGATTCTTTTTCAGGGAATTCCCATATTAATTGATTCCAAGAAGATAAATTATTAATACACCAATTAAATACATCTTTTGTAGAAACTCCAGGTACTTGAAAATCTATAGCCATACCAAATACATGTTCTGAGTTTGTACTTGAACCTAAAGCTACACATAATGTTTTACATCTATAACCCGATGTTATTACCATATTAGGGTATTGATCAAATATTTTATCACCCACATTTTCCATTAACTGTTTTAGATTATTAATTATTTGATCTCTAGTGGGAAAACCATCAATACCCGGTGCATTGTTTATACTCAATCTTTCTGCTTCACCTGACTTTAAAAAATGTTTTAATATAAACCCTCTATTTCCTATTTCTATACCTGTATCTATATCTCCCGTTGCATCATTGGATTCTATATTTAATATAAAAGATGTATCACTAACAGATATAGCATGGTTATCTGTGTTTTCTTCTACCTCATAATAACCTACTTCAGTTTCTTCTGCTAATTGATCAAATGGGGAGAGTTCGTCTTCTTCTTGAGATTGTTCTTCTTGAACTGGTGGTGGAGTATCTACAGGTTCATCTTGTATTGTTTCTATTTGTTCTTCTTCCTCAGGTGGTTCTGGTTCCGTGATTGTATTTAAAATAGGGTCTGTTAATTTTTGTTCTATTGTTTGTGGTTGTTCTAAATTAGCACCAAATGATTTTTGATTTAAAGAAGCTGGAATAAAACCAGCTATTTGTTGGTTGGATGTTAAATAAATACTTGATGCATCACCATCTATATTTTCTATTGTATGTACCCATCCTTTTTCATCTAAATCTTCTGATTGACCATTTCTAATAATAGTGATAGGATCACCTGTTTGACCACCTTCACTCCATCTGTTTTTATTTTCATCTGGAATAGTGTCTCCTAAAGTAGTAGAACCAAATCTAATAGAATTACCAAACCTTCCCTCAATAATCATATCACCTTCGTATGGTAATAAAGGTTTTATATTTAATTGTTCACTAAAATATTTTCCTAATGTTATATCAGTGCCCCCATCGTCTACTTTTCTAACTACACCATTTTCTGTTTGTTGGTAGTCGTTTGATGTATTTTCTTCGCCTAATCCTTTTAAAGAAGGAAGAGCATTATGGTGGGGGTGATTCCAAATATTTACTTGTGGTAAATAATATGTTGATAAAAAATTACCATTATATATATTTTTATCTTTAGTTGATAAAATTAAAACTATTTCATTTATTAAAGGATAATATTTTAAATGGGTAAATAATGGTTTGGCTATATTAGCTGTTTCTGGGTTTTCTAAAGGTGTATTATCGTCTACTTTTGTATAAAATATAGTCCCAATAGAATCATAACCACCTAATTCCACTGCTTTGGGGTGGTTTAAATCTAAAATAATATCAAGTACCCTAACAGCTATTAATTTTCTGTCACTGGATACTGATATTTTTTGGTTACTTTTATTTGACTTAACTATCGCCATCTTGGTCAGGTGCTTTTATTTGTTTAGGTTCTTCAACAGTTTTAGCTATTTCTTCCGTTAAGTCTTGAAGCTGAGCCATTTCTTCTTCTGTTAATAATCCACCATCACCTGAATTTGCTGTACCTGTAGATAAGCGTTGTACAATGGCTGCCATTTTTATTAATGCATCATCGTTTTTGACACTAATTTCCATGTATTCTTTTATTAATGGAACTACAACAGTGGCATCACCTAAAGATTGTACTAAAGGTTTTAATTCAGATATGAGTTGAGCTAATTGTTTAGCTTTTTTCTTTTGATTACCATGAATATCTTTCAATAAATCAGAAAAAGAAACATCATCAAATAATATTTGGTTTAATGGATCCATACTATTTTATTATAAATATGGAAAAAATTAAATTCTTACGTACCCTGTTTCGGTGTATTCTATATAGAGTTTTTTATATAATTTTTTAAGTATCTTAGTTACTTTAGTAATTATAGGAGTATCTACACCAGTCATTTCTCTTATGTAAATATAAAGGGCCTTTTTATTAAAGATTTCTAAATTTTCTCTACGTTTAAATAATATATTTATAGCATCACATACCTTTCTATCATGGTCTTTTTTAAATAAAGTAAACATATGTTTGTCTACATATTCAGTGTAATAATCTATAAATTCTTTTATATCTTTTTTACGATCATCTCTACCTAATTGACGTAATACACCTGCATCCTCATCTGCTGATAGTGGATCTACTTTAGCTTTTTTCTTTTTATAGTTGTTATTATTATATAGTATAAGATAATTTTTACCTACAATTGAAAAATACGAAAATGCTTTAGAACCCTTTTCTGGTTTAAAATAATCTAATTTTTCTAAGAAAAAGCAACAAACTTCATGTTTTAAATCTTCTAATGATTCTACCTCTGTATAGTAAAATTTGAATGTATGGATTAAATTTTCAGCTAATTTATAAAACGCGTATGCTATACGAGTACGATATATTTCGTTTCTTTCTTCTTGATTAGATGATGACAAATATTCTTTTATAGCAGCGTCTACATCTGCAGTAAAATATTGTTTTTTAGAAGGCTTTCTACCTCGTCTTTTTTTAACAACTGGTTCGGGAGCAAGAGAACCGGTGGTAGCCGGTTCTTGTTTTTTTTCGTCTGACATTTAAGGATCTATTTAAGGGTAAATTCGTTTAAGGCGTCTTGTATTTTTTGTATTTCTTTAAAAAACCAACCTATTTGATCGTCAGCATAAAAAATACCTTTATCGTCTATTTCTTGTAATCTTTTATCACAAGCAGCAATTGCTTCACTTTGTTTAGATATAAAATCCTCTAAACGCTCATTTTTTACAATTAAATTTCTAATTACAAAAAAAGAAGATGTTATTACTACTGCTAATATAATACTAAGTGTTATCATTAATCTTTAAAAAATGAATCTATAACATCAATAGTTGCTTTGGATAGATTCGGATTATTATCTGTGTTAATCTTTTTAGCTGCTCTTAATGTTTTATCACCTTTACTAGCATTTGATGGTTTACTAGTTTTAGGTACTGCATCTGTAGCATTATTCCAAATTTCGAATTCAATTTGGGCAGCCATATGATCCGCTTGATGCATTAGTATGGGCAAATGGGATCTTAATTTAGTTTCTTTTTGACCAGACATAAAATAAAACTTATTTGACTCATCATATAAACCATCATGTATTTTAATACCAATATACTCATTCTGAGTTACTTTACAACCAATTTCTTGAAGTAAAAATAAAGATCGTTCTGGCACTTTCATAGCAGGTATATCAGTGTTAAATTTATAAACTTGACCCAATTTATCAACATGCCATTGTGAATCGTTTGGTTGATAATATTCACCTTCTTGTTGACCCATTTTACCTAAATCATGGAATAATGCAACAAAATGCATTTCTTCAACAGAGTATGTAGAAACGTCTCCGCCCATTTTACTCCACGTTTTATATAATTCGTTTGCACAATCATATACACGTAAAACGTGATCAACATAACCACCAGCAAATGCTGAATGGTGCCAATTTTTAGATGATGCTGGCATCATCATAAAACGTTCTTGGTACTTTTCAAAGAATGGGATTAATATATCTGTTCGTTCTTTAGATATATTAGTTTTAATTACCTCAATATAACGATCCCAATTTGATTGGATTTTTTCTGCTGATAACATAACTTTTATTTTTATTAAAGAGGACGTGTGTTTTGAACTCCTCTAGCACCGTAATTACCAGTGCGAGATACATTTATTATATTACGAAGTTCTTCAAATTTATCTTTTAAATCACCTTCTAACATAAAACGACTAGCCGCCTCATTTTCACCTCTTTTAATTAATGTGTGTAAACGTGCTAATGATTGATCTAATCTTTCTAAATGTTCGTCTATTTGCCTTTCGTAAGCCATATTATTATTTTTTAGTTGATTTAAACGTACGACCCTCCTTTGCAGAATCCAAGTTTTTTTTACTAGGTTTTGTTCTTCTAATTTTTTGCTTTTTTGGATAATAATCATTATCCTCAGACCAACGGTCTAAATTTTTAATCTTCATTTGTGTATTGTTTATAGATTTTATTACACCAAATCATATTTTCTTTGAGTAGTTTTTTCCGATCTGGTTTTAAATTAATAAAGTTAGTAGTTTCAATCAAAGCACCTATGGCAGTAATACGGTGTATTTCTTCTGGGGTACCTATATTTTCAACTAATTTTTTTAGGGAATTTACTTTTTCTAAGTATTGTTCTTTTTTTAATTCAGCTGCTGATTTTTGTTTTTCTAGCTGATTATCTTCTTCTATATCATTGAAAAATGACATAATATTAGTATCAGGGCGATGTATACCCTTTAACGCATCGGATTTTTCCATCCGTTTTAATGCTTTATCTATGTGTTTGGGATCATATTGATTCATAACCGGGCGCTCGTTTCGACCTAAAAACCCCTACAGTTGTAGGATATGGAAAATATTAATGTAATCCAAGTTTTTTTTAAGATATTTTTATAAATTGAGATGATACTTTAGTTGCTGATGAAGCATATCGCATAACATCATTAAGTACTTCATTAGCTTTGTTTTCATTATCCTCTAAGCGTAATAAAAACTCTAAGTTCATATAGTTTGAAGTTTTCCAAGCTAACGGTTTTTCTTTATATAATTCTGCAAAGTCTTTTTCTGACATATTTTCTATAAATCTATCAACTAAATAGTATAATTTATCATAAAAAATCTTGTCGTTTGTTTTAAATGCATTTAATGTTTCTTTTTGTGCTGGTAATAAAGGTAATCCATTTATTTTTAAAACATCATTAACTCCTGTATGACCACATTTACCACCTTGGGCTGCTTTACCTTTTATTTCGGTAGCCCACCCAGTTTCAACACTAAAATTTCTACAAGTTATAGACCCACCAGTATATAATATATCTAATGTTGATGATTTTAAAGTACTTTTATAACCCTCATATTCATAAACATTACCAGCAGGGATACCAGGATCATTAAATATTTTGGCTTTTGCGTCTGCTTTTTTACCAATCATTTTTAATGAAACCCCTATTAAATCTCCATCTTCATAAAATTGAGATATTTGACCATTTAAAACCTCTAAATTACCCGAATAATCATAGTTCTCAGCTTTACTAGTCATCAACCAAATATCAGCTGGATTCCATTTATCATCCATTAATTTAAGTTCCTTTTCAGTTTTACCTACTTTCCAAGCATTATATATTCTTTCTACTTGTTCAGAACCCCTATGAAACTTATACCCTTTATTAGGAAATAAATTATATATTTTATTAACGGATTTAGCTGTTGAATTATACCATAGGGGTTTTCTTTCTAAGAATTCTTCAATTTCATCAATGGATGCATCTACATCCACATATTTAGTAACTTTTTCGAAATTTTCTTTAACTAAATCATCTTCAACTATATTGCCTTTTTTAAGATAATATGCAATGGCACAACCATAGCAATGAGCAGATTCCATTATTCTAGTATCTACAGCACCACCACCAGCACCCGAACCTGCTCCAAATTCAGCCGTTTTTTTAAATTGATTTAATTTTAGTTGTTTACCTGAAGTATCAGTAAATAATAAATTATTGAAATCTTTATCTTTTAATTTTTGAATTGAATCAGCTGATTGTTCTTTATCTATAATAACCATAGAACCGTCCATTAATTCAAATTCTTCGTCATTTTCGATTTTTTTAAGAAAAACTTCTGCGCGATTAGGATCACGTTCTTTTCTTAATTCACCAGGGTTTAAAGAAGCTTCAAATATTCTATCTATAATAGTATCTGATGGTAAATCTAATTGTTCTAATAATTCTTTTAAAACAGAGACATCAGAGGGGTTATCCAATGATGGATATCCCCTTTCTGACCTATAAGACCATTCTAATAATAACTCATCAAGAGTCATAAGTATATTACTTAATAATGTTAGCTAACTTTTTAAATCTTTCTTGAAGATGTGTAACTTCAGCAGACACTTCTTCTTCGAGATCTTCGTCTTTAGCTTCTTCGATTTCTTCTGCTAATTCAGCATCTTCTTCTTCAGCTTCTTCAGCGTCCATGTCATCCATTTCTTCTTCAGCTTCTTCTTCAGCTTCTTCTTCGCCTTCGAATTTATCTTTTAACATGTTATAGATTTGCATAAGTACTTCATCTGAATCATCACCTGATTCTGCACCATCGGCGTCAACATCACCTGCATCCATATCTACATCTACGTCTACTTCTTCTTCGTTCATGTAAGCGTCAAGTTCTTCCTTGATCATCTCTTGTAATTCTTTTAAATTCATTTTTTTTGGTTTTTAGAATGGTTGTTATTTTTTAGGCTTTCTACCTCTTCGTTTTTTACCTTTAGCAGCATCAACAACATCTTTAGTTTGTTTAACTACTTTCTTAGCAGATGATTTAACATCTTCTAATTCTTTTACGACTTCGTCATATCTGGATTTTAACTCTTCGTCTATTGTTGTTTTAGCCCAAAGAGCATTCCATAAATTTTTAAAATATTCTATCATAACTAATATTATTCTCCTCTTAAACCTGCTGTTAAACCTTCCATATAAGCTATTTTAGCTATTTCATAGTATGGTTTAATTGAATCAGATCCTTCTCTAAGTGAAATGCCTTGTTCTTTAATTATATTTAAAAGTTCCATATGTACTTCTCTATCCATAGCAGTTCCTGCAACAGTACGTCTGTCTTCTTTTTCTTTAACTAATATAGCTTCTTTTTCTTTATCAATTTCACCTAAACGTGCATTTATATCTTTAATTTGTTGAGGAATATCTCCTACTTTTTTCTCGTATTTTTCTTTGTCGATTTTTTTATTTTTAAAATCTTGAATAAGTGGATATATTTTGTCTTTTAGTTTTGCCTTTTGATCACGAAGTTTTTCTTCTTCTTTATCTAGAGCTTTCATACCTTTAGAAGATTTTTTAGCAACTTTAGACGCCAATTTTTCTTCCTTTTCATCATCATCATCTTTAGCTTCAGATAACATATTTTTAACTTCTGCTTTAATGGCTTCTTTAAGGGTATAAAGTGCTTTGTCGTATTTTGGCTCTTCCATTTTATCGTCTTTTATTTCTTCATCTACTTCAACCATACCATCACCTCTTTCAGACGTGTAAGACTCTAAGTATTTTTTAAATGACGTTTCTTCAATTTTACCACCTTGATTCATTCCTCTTTCGAATTGCTCTAAAGCAGAATAATAAGCAGCATGTTCTTCTAAATTTTTAAGAACTTTTTCAGTTGCTGTTTCTCTTTGTTCTGGTGTAGATTCTGCTAGTCTGGGAACACCCATTTCTGCTAGTTCAAAATACATACCTTTTTTGAATTCGTATGGATTTACTCTGTCTAACTTAGATGGAGATTCCTCTTTTTTAGGTGAATATCCGTAAAATTTATCGTTTGCCATTATTATATAAGTATTATTCTATGATAAATATAAAACTATCCTAGAAGCTGTTATTGTTTAATGATTTGTTTATTATATCTTTTACTTTCATGTATAATTGATAAATTATATAACCCATTAGATAAATCAGATAAATCTAATCTATTAACATTTTCAGTTTTTATTAATAATTTACCCATTAAATCATGTACTTCTATTTGAATATCTAATCTAGTGTCTATACTTAATACATTATGTGTTGGGTTTGGATAAACAGCAATTCCTAAAGCTGAAACATCAGGTATAGAAGTTGGCCATCCTAATTGACAATAGTCATACATTGATTGACATGTAGGATCCCAATCATTAGTACAACAATAATCATCTACATCAATTACCCAAGCATAACATTCATCATTTAACCAATATGGAACACCTGGTCCACCATAACAACCAGCATCATATAAACATGCTGTAGAATCTGTTACGTTTGCTGCTGGGTCATAATTGTAAGCTGAAACGTCAGTACAACCAGGAACTGCTGTTATACATGAATTATCATCAAAACAAGCAAATTCGTTATAATTAACTGCTAAAGGATCAGTACAACCCGCAATTAAACAACAGCTATTGTCATTTGTGTTAGCTAAAGGATCGTAATTAAAAGCAGCTGCATCAGTACATCCATAAACAAATGGTATACAAGATCCGTTATCTGTATTAGCTAGTGGGTTATAATTAAATTGAGTTGAATCAGTACACCCATAAATGAATGGCATGCAAGATCCATCATCTGTATTTGCTAAAGGATCATAATTTAATGCTATTGGGTTTGTACAACCATATACCACATCTATACATGAACCATTATCAGTATTCGCACTTATACTGTAATTAAACGCAGTACTATCAGTACACCCATAAATATATGGAATACAAGAGCCATTGTCAGTATTCGCATTTATATCATAATTAAATTGTGTAGGATCTGTACAGCCATAAATAAAATCAACACAACTCCCATCATTAGTATTTGCTAAAGGATCAAAATTAAATGCATCAACATCAGTACAACCAAGCACAGGATATATACATCCATTGTTTGTATTTGCAAGTACATTATAGTTAAGTGCTGTTGCGTCTGTACACCCAATTACTACATCAACACAACTACCATCGTCTGTATTTGCGTTTATATCATAATTGAATGCTGATGGGTCTGTACAACCCAAGATTGGATAAATACACCCAACATTAGTATTAGCTGATTCACTAAAGTTTAAAGCTGTTGGATCTGTACATCCTAAAACAACATCTACACATGAACCATCATCTGTATTAGCATTAATATCATAGTTAAAAGCATCAGGATTAGTACAACCTAAGATTGGATAAATACATCCTGAATTTGTGTTTGCTAATTCTTCATAATTAAGAGCAGTTGGGTCAGTACAACCAATCACAACAGCTACACAAGAATTATCATCTACGTTTGCATTTGGATCATAATTAAATGCATTTGGATCTGTACATCCTAATAATGGGTAAATACAACCTACATTAGTGTTGGCTTCTTCTAAATAATTTAATGCTGTTGGATCTGTACATCCTAGTACAACATCTACACAAGTTCCATCATCAACATTCGCATTAATGTCAAAGTTAAAGGCATCTGGATTTGTACACCCTAATACTGGATAAACACATCCAATATTAACATTTGCTAATTCGCTAAAATTTAATGCAGTTGGATCAGTACATCCTAATACTTCAGGTATACAAGATTCATCATCTGTGTTTGCATTTACATTATAATTAAATGCTGATGGGTCTGTACAACCTAAAACAACTGGTATGCAATTACCTATATCAGTATTAGCATTAACATCAAAATTAAATGCATTAACATCTGTACACCCATAAACAAAAGGAATACATGAACCATCGTCTGTGTTAGCTGCTGGGTTAAAATTAAATTTACCATCATCCATACATCCTAAAATCACTGGGATACAAGACGCTTCATCATTTACGTTTGCTTCTTCGTTATAATTGAATGCTTCTTCATCTGTACAACCTATAATTTCGGGAACACATGAATCATCATCAGTATTAGCTTCGGGATTATAGTTAAAAGCCAATTCGTTTGTACAACCTAATATTTTAGGGATACAATTACTTTCTGTATTAGCTTCAGGATTATAATTAAATGCTGTTGGGTCTGTACAACCAACCACAGCAGGTATACAATAATCACCACAATAAGGTATAGAGGAATAAGTTTCCCAAAATGGTGATTCAAATGATTGTAATGCACCTTGACCATTATCAGCAAAAGGGTTAGTACCTTCATGTAATAATACAACACCATCAGCGTTTGTTAGTTTAAATGAATTGTGCCATGTTTGGAATTGTACCTCTTCTGGCGGTTGCTGTGGCCCACCAACTTCAAAATAATATACATTAACTGGTATACCAGCGTCTAATACTAATAAAAATGAATCTTGATAACTACCAGGACCCATTGTAAATGTTCCAAAATTAACTCCATTTTGATAAACACCAATATAAGAATTACCCCAACCATCACCACCAGCGTCTCCAATCCATAATTGATACTGGCAATCAGGAACTATATCGTTTATAGATGCATCTGGATCGTAGTTAAAAGCACTAGGATCAGTACACCCATATATATGTAAGTCTGTACAACTTCCGTCATCATCTGTAGCTAAAGGATTAAACTGTTGATAATCATCATCAGTACAACCAAGCACTGATTCAGCTAATTCACATTCTATACCAAATTGTGTTCCTGAATATAATACATCCCCAAATCCTGGATTATCCATATTCCAAATAGTGTCTCCTTCGCAGTCATATATGGTAATCATTCCATCCATTGAACCACCAGAGGTAGAACCTGCTAAACCATCACCATAAGTATCGTTAACAATTAACTCAAAACCTGCTTCTTGGTCTACACAAAAAGTATAAGTATATGTTTGACCTATATCGTTAAAATTATATGTTCCTGGAAGTTCTTCTTGTATTATACCTAATTCACCACTTGTAAGAGACCAACTAGTTTCATTAGGCCAATTATCAAATGTAATATCCATTGTGATTTGATAAGTAGTAGCTTGATCACAATTTGTTCCTGAACATGAACCATCATCAAAAGTAGCCCATGGGTTAAATGTAGGTTGTGTTGGATCAGTACAACCTGCTATACAAGATGAAGGAATGTAAGTTATAGTATCCGAAAAAGAACCATCAACAAATTCAACCCAACCATAATGCTCTACTGACCAATTTGGGGGCATTTGACCATTACCTGCAAATACTGCAAAATCTTGTGCATTAGGATTTAACATGTATTGTGAAGGGTTTGGATTGCTTTCGTTTGAGTACCAGAATTTAAATGGTTCACAGTTACCATTATTTTGGTCGAGTGACCAGAAAAATTGAACTAAAGTTTGTCCATTTGGTAAACATGTTTGATCTGCGGTAAATGTATCAAGACCATCACATGCTGGGTATTCACATAACTCGTTATTATTAATATATGCTAATGAATCATAATTTAAAGCATAAATATCGGTACATCCTTCTGTGGGTGGTGCACATGGTGCAATATAAAGTGTATCTACATATAAATCACCAAAATCACCAGCAACATACAGTAGTGTATCTTGACATGCGTTTTTAACTAAAAACCACCCATCAACTCCCGAATTTGCCCATTGAG